TTCGGCAATAAATGTTTATTCGATTGAACACTGTCGGGGATTTTTGACAGTGAATTGACAATCATTACAAAGTGTGAGCAGGCTAATGTCATTCCTCCGGTCAGCCAGATACCTAGAGGGGGAATTTTTGGTTTTTTTCGGTATAATTGAGACTATACAATATATACATTATAATACATCAATATCATCATGCGCCCCCAGTGATTAAAAGGGAATTTCCAAGACGGCGCGGAACGCAACAGACTAGATTAAGACGTAAGGGCATAAGTGGCCAGTCGCAAAACAGCCCTCGTCAAAGTGGCTGTTCCAGGAGGTGGAGGCAAAGAAATCTGCACCGCACCATTAATTAACCGGAAAGCGGTAGTGTTAAGCGCGGAAGTGGAAGAAAAGGCATTGGCCAATGATCCATAATCCACAAACGTTGACTCAGGGGTGGAAGGGTCCGCGCTGACTGTCAATCCAGCCGGCCCAGTAAAACCTGTGCCTCCGACATCATACGTTAGTTGATAACTACCAGGAGTTTCAAGTCTCAACACATTATTACTAATTCTCGATAGCAATACGTTAGTAAGGGTGTCGATCACAAAGGTTGGAAAAGTGAAAGCGCTACCTGTAGGGGTGCCCACAACTTTAGCGAATAAAGCTGGGGGGGCCCTGTACGAAGGTATCATCAACTCAACCGTGTACTCTATCATTATCTCACCCAAAGACGCAGAAATGGCATTAAATCCAGAATTAAAGATTGCATTACCAAGAGCGTCAAGTCGATTGTCAACACCAGAAATGTTTCTGGGAGATGGCTGACAATAACGGGCAGTAGACAATCTTGCATCTTTGGACACGTCAAGTGACACGGGAGCCCAAGGAGCAATCTTCATCGCATACTTCCAAGTTAGTAATTCCGTCTTAGCAGTTGGAATCTCATCCTGAGCATCAAAATCAAAAGCCAAAATCATGTAGCCCTCAGTGCTAGTTGGACAACTAGGGTTGTAATGAAACTTAAGTTTCTTGAATCGGTACATTTCAAAGCGTGAGGCAATTGCTGAAAGCCACGGGAAAGTCGTAGCATCCTGTGGATTCAGCGTTACTGCGGCTGACACTGGAGATGCCAATGTGCCGTATAAGTCACTACAATATTCAGTGTGGCTGATGATCATGTTTCCATCAGTTGTATTGCGCATAGATGGTGTTTTGGCTCTAATGACCTTAGTCGTTGCGACGGGGGCGGAAATTTGCTTGCCCTCCATCTTTTTACTGTTGCTGGTTTTGTTCTTCATGTTTGTATTGGATGCGCGAACAAGAAACGCGGACTGTACATCGTTGAGTCACATAGTGGGAGCCGTGCAGTCTCTCGGCGTTTTGTTTAGCACGGAAGTATTAAGGCGGGCGCCACCGTTTTGGTCCTCTCTCTCAACGACCCAATGGGCCAGGACTGGCCCTAAAAAGATTCACGGGTGAATGCGTCAAACAACCAATTTGAAACATCCACGCCCTCACCGCGAATTGGTGTGCTCATGGGATCAAAATCGAATCCATCAATTTGCTTTTCCAATGATAGTTGTTCCTCGATACTGATCCCCCAGGCTCTCGAAAGGGTTTCGCGAGCCTCAGGGGTGATTGGTAGCACTTCTCGCTTCCACCATTCACCCCTAAATTCGTTACGCTGTCTATAAGACATCCATTCCATCTTTAATTTTTTACGCTTCTTCTTTCCCAAAGACCGCCTAGCGATGTACAAAAGGCGGTCAAAAAAGTGCTGAAGAATTGGACAGCCTTTTACCAAGGAGAGTTCCCCCAGGCAAATCACCTCCAATATACGACAACGAAGAAGTGGATCTGAAAATTTATCATTGATGCCGGCCTTGCTCATGACCTTAATAGGATCGCGAACAAGTGAGATGCCGCCAGGTAAAGATACGGGCTTGCCTTGGCAAAAATCCAAGGACCAAAAATCCCGTGTTCTCTTATCAATTTTCATTTCCATCCCACACTCGAGAAAAAACTCCTTGATGTGGTCGTCAGTCAGTGTGTCTCCCAAATAGAAAAACACCGAATCGTCACCATCAACTAAAAAGTCATAACTCAAGCAAGATGTTGAACCAAGCAAAGCAAGCATAGAAGACATAAGTAAACAGTTTGATGAGGCCGTGTCCATATCACCGGACATCCTGCCCCCCTTCAAACTGTAACTAACACTAAAATCTGCACCCTTAGCTGAACCCTTATTCACCTTCCTAGCCTTGAGTAAGGATCGGAAAAAGGGGTCTGGGCAAATTGTAGTATAAAAATGCTCTTCTATGCTGTTTAGCCGTGGCGTAACGTGACCATCAAAACGACTTGCATCTAGCATCAAAATTTCACATCCAGGGAGATTAGCGTACTTCTCCCAGAGCAATTGAGCCCTCTCTACTCCGTTCAGGTTTTTGGCTATAAATTGACTAGCCGGATAAGGATAAGGACCTGAACTACAGTAAAGTAGATGTTCAATAGGCTTGATAAAACAAGCAACCTGAAGCTGATATTCAGGAGAGCGAAATTGTATAGCTCGACAAGACGGGTTAATCTTCTCACTGCTAAACTTAATGCCCTCCATTTTTACAAACATTTTGACTCTTGAATCAATAAGGGGGCCGCTGATCGACAAGTTTTGTTTAGCTTGCTCATATCTGCGCCTCCTAAAGCCTCGATACATCCTAATAACCTGGTCCTGGCTAATAGGGAGAACATGCCCCAGTGATCGAGCCAAAGACTGTGATATCTTTGAAAGTTGCTCAATTCGATGAGTGGTGGGTGACGGAACGCACAAAGCAACGCGACCCACCAACGCGCTGACTATATTGTGCACGCAATTGCAGTGGTAGAACCACTCACTACAATTCTTGATTGCAAGGGGTAAGTGCACAACCTCCTTAAACCCCCTGCAATCGCAAGGGAGCTCGGTCAGGCCAACAACACGAAGCTTAAAATTCTTGTTCGAGGAGCACTCACACCAAGTGTGGTGCTTCAACTCTAAACTATGAACTCCTGTGCATGTTATTGGTCGTTTGACCAAGCTCCCTCAGTTCCTTCCAACCAGGTAGGACCTTCCCAAGATAGCTGCTCCACACTTAAGCGCACTAATCTTGAGATGTTCCCACCCGGAGAGGATCTGACCTGCATTCCCCAATGATAGGAGTCTGCGCATCGCCATATCGCGATTTTCAGCATCGACCTCAATGTCTCTCAAAACATCGGGGTCGCTTATATGCAAGACACAATCGCGAACAACGGAGTCCACCAAAGCCATGTTTAGATCCTTAACAGGGACCTTATTAACGGTCCCGTCATCGGAGTACACCTCTAAACCTGAAGACATGGCAATTTGTTTTAGTCTTCTGGCGATGTCTGTCACATCTGATGAATTTCTCAACCCATCAAAGCACAAACTTTCCACCTCAAAATGTAAATTTGTCAGTGGAACTCTGCGATGCCGTATTGCCCGCATTTTACCTCGGGTGCCACGTCTCGCAATTTTGGCCTTATTTTCTAATTGAAGGGAAACCAAATTCGTAAGGTTGTTCCCCAAAGTGAAGGATAGGCCAGCACCCAATAAACCAAGCAGAGAGCGAAAAAGCAACGTAAGTTGCGAAGTCTTTCTGAAAGTTAGCCCAGAAGCAATCAAACAAAAGGACCCCAGAATTATATTTCTGCGATTCTCCGTTATCCAACTCCTAAGGCGGCCAGAAAAGCCTTCGTAGACGCTTGGAACATTTGTCAAAAACCTCATGGTGAGTCAAAATGCAAATGATTAT